TCCCCAGGCCCCCTTCGAGCGGATCAGCAGACAGACCTACGAGATGGCAGCGGCTCCGGCCGTCGGCCAGGCCATGGACGAGTGCTCCACCGGGGCCTGCCCCATTCGGTAGATCGAGCACCCATCCACGCCAACCACTTCAGCCCTAGGGCTGGGTGATGCCGAGCGGCTTTCCGCATTCGTAACACCAGAGCACGGCTTCCTGGTGAGGGTAAACGGGCGACCACTCCAACGTCACATGGTGGCCGACACACTTCACCGTGTCCCAGATCAACCACTTCGAGTGAGGTGGAACACACCCGCTCTCCTGCTCAGCCACCAACTCGCTGATCTGTTCCATTCGGTCGTCCATGTCATCACATCCTTCATTCGGTAAGGCCTTGTTGCCCTACTACCGATGACTGTTCGGACGGGTCTCTGGAGGACACACCTTGAAACGGGGACCACATGAAGACTCAGGGCGGAAAGGTCATCCGGTTCATGGAGGAGTTCCTCACCCTGGGCGGTTCGTTCCACGGTGAGCCCTTCGAGGTGCTCGACTTCCAGCGAGATGTCATCAACGACATCTACAAACTGGACGACGAGGGCAAGCGCCTCCACCGCACCTACCTACTGGGGCTCCCCAGGAAGAACGCCAAGACGACCCTGGCCGCTGCCCTCGGCGTGTACCACCTGATCGCTGACGACGCCGACAAGGCGCCCGTCGCCATTGCCGCAGCCGGCGACCGCCAGCAGGCCCGCCTGGTCTTCGACGAGGTGCGCCGCATGATCCAGTCCAACAAGGACCTGGCCAGCGTCTGCACCGTCTACCGCAACGAGGTCCGCTGCCATCGCAACGGTGGCACCTTCCGAGTGGTCAGCGCCGACGCTGGACTCCAGCAGGGCCTCAACCCGTCCTTCATCGCCATCGACGAGTACCACGTCCACAAGACCACCGAACTGTTCGACGCTCTCACCCTGGGCAGCGCCACCCGCTCCCAGCCCCTGGCCATCGTCATCTCCACGGCGGGCTACGACCTCGACTCCCCACTCGGCCGCCTCTACCGGTACGGCACCCAGGTCAAGAACGGCGAGGTCCACGACCCGTCGTTCGGCATGACCTGGCACGGCCCGGCCGATAACGAGGAGTACGACCTCCACGACCCAGCGGTCTGGGCCAGGTTCAACCCGGCCTGGAGTCACTTTATGAATCAGGCCGAGTTCGAGTCGGCTCACCGCAGGACTGCGGAGGCCCCCTTCACCAGGTACCGCCTGAACGGCTGGACCAAGGTGGAGAACTCCTGGCTACCGGCCGGGGTGTTCGAGGCTCTGGCCTCCGACCGCCGCCTGGAACCGGGAGAACGGGTCGTCCTCGGCTTCGACGGTGCCTTCGCCGGGGACTCGACGGCGCTCGTGGCCTGCACGGTCGACGAGCCCCGCCACCTGGAGGTCATCGGTCTCTGGGAAAAGCCAGACGACCAGTCCGCCATGGGCTGGCGCACCCCAGTCCACGAGGTCTACGCCGAGATCGTCGAAGCCTTCGACCGCTACAACGTGGTCGAGTTGGCAGCGGACCCCTGGAGATTCGAGCAGTCGCTCTCCCAGTTGGACGAGGACTTCCCCGGCAGGGTCGTCCAGTTCAACACCGGGTCGGCCCAACGCATGACCCAGGCCACGGTCGCCATGTTCGAGGCCATTGTCGACAAGCGCCTGTCCCACAACGGCGACCCGGCCCTGGTCCGCCACTTCTCCAACGCCATCCTCCGAGAGGACCACCGGGGCTCGCGGATCACCAAGAACCACAAGGGCTCCACCCGGAAGATCGACTGCGCCGTGGCCTCACTCATCGCCCACCACCGGGCAGCGGTATGGCGGGAAGTAGAAGCCCCCGCCGAGCCTCAGTTGCTAGTGCTCTAGGTCCGGGCGATTGCCTGATTCAACTCCGCCACGAACTCGTCGGCGTTGGCCACCTTCCAGGTGAACGTCGCCCCGGAAGTGATGACCGTGACGTCATCGGTCTTCATTCGCTTCCGGTCGTGATTGACCGAGGAGATCCCCTTCAACGGGATCATCTGCCGGTCGTCCTTGCCGAGCCGCTTGCTGATCGTCCGAACGAGCGTGCCCTCCACGATCTCGACCGACCCGTTCTTTCCGCCTTCGCGGATCTTGTAATCACTCACGTTTTTGTCCACCTTCCGCTGCCGTCGGTTCGAGCCTCCCATAAGGAGTCCACCATGTCCTATGAACGCCGTACCGAAACCGAGGGCGTCGAACTCCGCGAGGAGGGCGACACCCTCACCGCTGTCGGTTACGCCGCCACCTTCAACAGGCTCTCCCAGAACCTTGGCGGATTCGTAGAAGAGGTCAGAAATGGCGCGTTCGTGTCGACGCTGAACCAGGCCGACGTTCGGGCTCTGTTCAACCACGAACCCGACCACCTTCTCGGTCGCTCGACGACCGGCACCCTCCGCATGTCCGAGGACGACCACGGGCTCCGCTACGAGATCGACCTGCCCAACACGACCCTGGGCCGTGACGTGGCTGAACTGCTGCGCCGTGGTGACATCTCCGGCTCGTCGTTCGGCTTCCGCACCATCTCCGACGAGTGGTCCGAAACCGACGACGGCTACCCCCTCCGCACTCTCACCGAGGTCGCCCTACGCGACGTCGGGCCGGTCACATTCCCGGCCTACACCTCCACAGAGGCGTCGCTTCGGTCCCTGGCCGACGACCGGGAACTCGACCTCACCGATCTCATCGAGGCCGCCGAGGCCAACAACCTCCGCGACCTGATCTTCCCCACCAGTGACGAACCGGAGCCGGGCGAAACCCACTCCATCGTCCGCCATCCGGGGACCTACCGCTGACCGGGCGCCCCCCATCAGCACCCACCATCCCTTCACCCATGAGGAGTAAAACTCATGACCCCCACCGACATCCAGCGGGCGTTCGAGGAACGCCAGCAGGCGGTCCACGCTCTGCGTGACCTGGCCACCGAGGCCAAGGACCGCGAGTTCACCGCCGACGAGACCGAAGCGTTGGAGCGGAGCAACTCCGCCATCGACGCCCTGGACTCCCGCATCGACACCGGCCTCCGTGCCATGGAGCGCGAAGCCAAGGCCACCGAGGCCCTGGAGAGTTTCCGCTCCTACCAGACCCTGACCACTCCGGCAGCAGAGAACGCCGTCGATCCCAAGACCGACGACGCCACCCTGTTCCGCCAGTTGTGCAACGGCGAGATCCGCTCCTTCGAGAGTTTCCCGTCCGAGGCACGCGACATGACCAAGGGCAGCGCCACCGCTGGTGGCAACATCGTCGACTCGACCATGTACGACAGGATCTTCGCCAAGTTGGAGGAGGAATCAGTCGTCATCCGAGCGGGTGCCCTAGTCATCCGCACCGCTGGTGGCGAGGACCTCCTCGTCCCGAAGGTGACGACCAACCCCTCCGGGGCCATCGTCGCTGAAGCCGGAATTATCGGTGAAAGCGACCCGGTCATCGGACAGGTCACCCTGGGAGCGTTCAAGTACGCGGCGCTCACCCAGGTCAGCCAGGAACTCCTGGCCGACTCGCTGTTCAACGTGTCGTCCTTCGTCACGAACCTCGGTGGACAGGCAGTCACCAGGGCGCTGGGCGCCGACCTCACCAACGGCAGCGGTTCAAGCAAGCCCAAGGGCATCATGCAGGCCGCCACCTCGTTCGGTTCATCGGCCACAGCCACGACCATCACCTACGCCAACCTGGTGGAGGTCGAGGCGACGATGCCGGTGCCCTACAAGAACCAGGACACCGCCTGGATCATGAGCCCGGAGGCCGTCAAGGTAATCCGGCTGCTTTCAGACACGACAAATCGCCCATTGTGGGAGCCATCGCTCAAAGCCGGTAACCCGGACATGCTCCTGGGCTACCCGGTCTGGGTCGACGGCAACGTCGACGCAGCCACCTCAGGTAAGAGGGCCGTGGGCTTCTTCCACATGCCCTCCTACGCCGTGCGAATCGCTGGCGGTCTCCAGATAGATCGTTCCGACGACTTCGCCTTCAACACGGGCCTGGCCACCTTCCGGTTCCAGATCCGCGGCGACGGTGACGGCATCGACGACAACGGCCTGGGCTGTCTGACCCAGGCATAGCCCTACCCCAGAGAGTTG